TACAGCAGCAGTCAATGCGATAAGGTTGAAATCTCAGTTGTTGGGGTTTTTGGTGGAGAAGAAAGAAGTGCAACACTCAACCCTTGACACTATGTCCGATGAAGACCTTGGCAAGTTCCTTGATCAAATCAAAACCGAACACAAGCTTGACTAAACAACATTCCGCAACCGTCCTTGATCATTGACTCTAGTTGAACCTTCTTGATCCCTGAGGCTAGGGCTCAGCACTGATCAGCAAGGATCACGTTAAATAAAAAAAAGGATGATAGAGCTTTTTCCTCAAAAACAGAAAAATATATTTTAACGTATCTAAATGATTTAAAATAAATATTAATAAAATTATTATTAATTTAAAAAAAGAGTTATTATGATTTTATATATGTTAAGAGGTTTAATAAGTTATTCGATAATAATATTATTATTAAATTATCTAGTTTTTTTATCCTAGAACAAAATAAGAACATACAGTTTAGAATAATTCTAAACAACATAAATTTATTTATTTACTTTTATAAAAAAATTTTTTAATATTCGTTAATTCTTAAAATTATATTTTCTAATAAATAGAAATCTTTTAAGAATTAGAAAGTAGAAAATAATATGAGTAAAAAAATAATAGAAAATAAAATCGCTTTATCTTTTAGAGAATTTAAAGATAAAAAAATTTTATTTAGATTAGTAAATAATAAAAGAGATAAGACGAAATCTTTTTATATTTACGAAAAAGCTAAATTTTCTAATACGATAGAAAAAGCTTTTAATAACGATTATCGTAAAGTCGATATAGAATACGATACTACGAAAAATAATAGATTTAAAAAAGTTAATCTATTAGTAGATATTAATTCTTATCTAGATAAATCTAAAAAAGATTTATACTTAGATTTAATTAACTCGAATAAAGAGTTTATTAAAAATAATAAAGTCGATAATTCGATAATCGAGAATATTAAATTTTTCGAAGATAAAATAAATAATCTTAAATAAGACTATTTAAAAAATATAAAAGCGTATCTATTAATTTAGATACGCTTTTTTTTTATTCTTTTTTTACTTTCCTAATTTTCTTTTTTTAAAAATCGTATTAAGTTTAATAGAAAAAATCGTATAAAGTTTGTGGCGTAAATAGAGTTAGTTAGAGAGAGTGGTATAGATATAGCGTGAAATCAGGTACATGCGTATAAATATCTCTAGAAAAAAAATTTTTTTTATAATATATCTTTACAATGGCATTTTTAAGTAGTAGCATTCCACCAATTTATTGTAAAATACGCAAGGAGTATTTATATGATCTTAAAAAACATAAAGGAGAGTCTGAAGACTGTGTTATCTTTGGTCTTAACTCTATTTCAGGTCGTGGCATACTATTTAACATTATGTTGGAAAATGGTGCTGCGTTTTGGCGTCTGCCGATTTGTGCCTTCTTCTCTAAAGGTATGGAAAGAAAAGATGTGCCAGATATGCCAAACCACTTACTTGAGTTGTGGAATAGTTTTGATTATTATCATAGCGTTATTCATTACGCTTTTCTAGAAGGTCAACGAGCAAAATATTTTGGTAAAGATAAGAAACTGTATAGTGGTGAGTATCTGTTTACTGTGGACTGGTGTCATCCTGATGCCAATCTACTTGATACAGATCATTCTGAAATCCCTCAGGAGCATAAATGCGCTCATATATTGGAGCTTGACAACGGTAATTTCGCTGCTCAGCCTAATAACAGAATATTATGGAATGTTAATTCGTTCACAGTTAGAAACGAAGTTCCCGATTACAAAGTTCAGACAAACGACTGGAATGTCGAAAACGAAGACTGGATAACTGAAGATACTGATAAATTTTTTTACGAGATAGAAGAAAAAAATTTTGATAAGTAATTAGGTGTTGCTTGATGTACACATTCTGTGTAGCCAAGCAGGGAGAGATGGTGGGTTCTTTTTTTGTTTTTATGTTCTATCTATAAGTATATAGGTAGAGCATGAACATATCAATATTATTACCAACGAGAAAAAGAATACCTTTATTAAAAAAAGCTGTAGGTTCATTAATCAATAATGCTAGAGAGCCAGAGAAGTTACAATTTTTATTTGGCGTAGATACAGATGACGAAGAAACTTTTAATTTTTTAAAAGAGAGTAAGTATCCTAATCAACTAGCTTTACAATTTAATCCTATAGGTTATCAAAACTTACATAAATATAATAATACTTTGGCTGGATATGCAAATGGAAAATGGATAATGTTTTTCAATGACGATGCTTTAATGTGCACAAAAAATTGGGATGAAAAAATTATAGATTTTGAAGAGGAATTTTGTTTATTGAAATTCAAAGAACAAACAGGACATCCTTATAGTATCTTTCCCTGCTTTCCACAAACATGGTTTTATTTATTAGATCACATTAGTTTACATGGACAGAATGATGCATGGCTCTCTGAGATAGCTTACTTATTAAATATTATGAGAGATGTAGATATAAACGTAATTCACGATAGAGCAGATATTACTGGCAATAATAATGATGATACTTTTAGAGCTAGAATTTACAAAGAAGGTAATCCTAAAGAACCAGGAGACTTACATCACGAACAGATGGTCAAACTTAGATTTAGAGATGCTTTGAAAATAAGTTGGTATCTAGGATTAATAAATCAAAAGAATACTTTTCTTACAGATCATCTTGCAAATAAAACAGACCCTTTCATTTTACTTAAAGAAAAATTTGATATATATAAAAAGGAAGGCGGGTTAGGCGCAGGGAAACAAGATGCAAGAGTTACAGATCAAAGAGAAATTAAAGTCAGCTATTCAAATTTACCAAAAGACCAGGGATAAAAGAGCTGGTGATGTAATTAATCACTTAAACAATCTTCTAAGTACTTTTAAAGCTCGTAAAAATTTATTATCATATGCAAAACATATGTACCCGGGATACCAGGATCCTGCGCACATAAAACTAATTGCAAAAAATCTAGAGAAGCTTGAATCAGGTGATATTAAAAGACTAGCAGTCTTTATGCCACCAAGACATGGTAAGAGTATGTTATGTTCAGAATTTTTTCCTGCGTGGTATTTAGGAAACAATCCTAACGAATTTGTAATTCAATCTACTTATGCTCAAGAATTAGCAGATGACTTTGGTCGTAAAGTAAGAAACCAAGTTCAAGGAGATGATTTCAATAAAGTCTTTCCTCAAGTTGCTTTAAGATCGGACAGTACATCAGCTAAAAGATTTCATACTATACATGGTGGTACTTATTCAGCTGTTGGTGCAGGTGGTGCTATTACTGGTAGAGGTGCACACTTATTAATTATTGATGACCCGATAAAAGGTAGAGAAGACGCAGAATCAGAAGTGCAAAGAAGAAATCTTTTAGAATGGTATAAGTCTGTAGCTTATACTAGATTACAACCTGGCGGAAAAATTATAGTTATACAAACAAGATGGCATCAAGATGATCTTGCAGGATATATTTTAAATGAATCAGGAGAAGATTGGAAAGTTTTAGATTTACCTGCGATAGATGATAAAGGAAATGCTTTATGGCCTGAAGCTTACAATAAAGAAGATTTAGAAAAAATTCAAAATACAGTTGGTGAACGTGTATGGCAAGCTTTATACCAACAACGTCCTAGTAACGAAGAAGGTTCTATTATTAAAAAAGATTGGTGGAATATTTATGAAGGAGATAAAATTCCTACTTTAGGTTATGTTGTACAATCTTATGATACTGCATTCAGTACTAAATCATCTGCGGACTTTTCTGCGTGTACAACATGGGGAGTATTTACAGCAAGAGATGAAAACAATGTTCCTTATGCAGCTTGTTTATTATTAGACGCTTGGAAAGAAAGATTAGAGTATCCAGATTTAAGACAACGTGCGCAAGATACTTATTATGAGTGGATGCCCGATCAAGTTCTTATTGAAAAAAGAGCTTCAGGTCAATCTCTTATACAGGATTTGAGAAGATCAGGAGTTCCTATTGTTACTTATACTCCAGAAAGAGATAAAGTTTCTAGAACACATGGCGTAGCTTCAATGTTCGAAGGCGGTTTAGTGTTTACAATGGATGAAGATTGGACTAAGAGTGTAATCGAAGAATGTGCTCAGTTTCCATATGGAAAGCATGATGATATTCATGATACAATAGTACAAGCTTTAATGAGGATCAGAGAGAGTTTTTTAGTAACACACCCCGATGATCCCGAAGATGATGATTATGAAAAACGAAAGCAATTGCGCAAAGACAAACATTATTACTCTTGATAAGTGGAGAGTAACACCTCGTAAAAAAACCTCTGAAGAAGCTAATAAAATCCAAGATGATCAAGTAGTAGGTGCTTTTCATGATGCATGTATAAAGATTTCAGATAAAGTAGATATTAAAGGATATGCCTTGGTAGCATGGGACGAGAAAGGAGTACCTTGTATTTCGTGGTCTACAGGCCATAATAAAAATCCTATAAGCGAAATGATGCTTCCGACCTTTACACAATCAGTATTTCAAGGTATATTGAATAAAAAATTAAGTACACCGGAGGACTTAAAAGATGAGTAACCCATTTAAAAGAGTAGGCAAGCAACCTAGACTAGGCGTTAAAAGTTTTAGTGTCGAAGATGTCAAAGCTGCTGATAAAAGATTTTATGATAAATTTCCTGGAGCAGTAGAAGATGCAGCTATGTTAAAAAAAGCTATGCAAAATCCTGGTGATGAAGTTGTAAAAGTTGACGATAGTAGAAAAGCTGAACATGCAAAAATGATGAAAGCAATGAAAATAGAAGTGGAGATATCATAATGAAAATGACAGCAGGCGCAGGATCAGGAGTTGGAAGAATGCAAAACTCTAAGATCACTGGTAAGATGATGAAGAAAAAAAAGAAAAAGAAAGGCAAGTTTCCAGATATGTCTGGAGATGGTAAAGTAACTAAAAAAGATATTTTAATTGCAAGAGGTGTAATTAAAAAAGGTAAAAGGAAAAAAAGATAATGGCTAAAACAACTAAATCAGTTACAAAAGATATTTTAGATGTTGACTTTGAAGATGTTACAAAATCAAAAGATTTTGATGATGACGGATACGAAGAAGGTAAATCAAAAGACAGAGAGTTGATGGCTAAAAAAGAGGACGATACTGTAAAAGGTAATTTTGGTAAAGGTGGAGTTTTATATAAAGGTAAAGCAAAAGATTATCCAGGAGTTACATCTATTATAAAAAGAAATAGAGCCAAAGTAGTTCCAATAAATCTTAATAAAAAAAATAAATAGATGGCCAAACGAAAGTTTGTTCATTTTGTACCAAGACCAAAACCAAAGAAAAGACCTCGAAGACATAAAAAAAGTTTGAATAAAGATGAAAAAAGAGATTTTAAAAAATATGCGAGGCAAGGTAGATGAAAGAGTTTATATGTCCTAATGGTAAAATGTCTGTCAATGGTATTTGCGAAATCTTTTCTGGTAACGATCCAGATCAACCAGCGTTAAAAAAATCTACTTACGATACTATAATCGAAGATGAAATCTATTCTGATAGAACAGACATTGCAGGTGAAGCACCAAAACAAGATAAAATTTCTTTTCTAGAAAAAATTTTAGGTAAGAGCAATACGCCTAAATCAGATATGAATGTCATTACACCTAAATCAGATATGAATAATGACTCTCCAAAAATGATAGATACACAAAAATTTGTAGATGAATTTAAATCTAGTAATAAAGCTCCTGAATTATCTAAGATGAAAGAGATAGATAAAATTTCAGAAACTATAAGTCCTAAAACAGATATGGTTGGAAAAAAAGTATTCGAATGGGATATGGATAAAATTACAGAATCAGCTATGGAAACAGCAGATAATATTATTAAAACAAATACAGAATATTATAACGAATTTGTAGAAAAAAAACTTGGCTTACAAACTAAGACGCAAGAAAAATTAAGAGCCTTATCTTCGTTCTCGGCTTTAGCACAAGGTAAAATAGCAGCTGCAGTCTTACCATTTGCAGCACCTTTTATATTAGGTGGACAAATGAAGAATAAAGAAATAGATAGAATACAAAAAATTACAGATCAAGATACACAAGGAGATATTAAAGTGTATGATGTTAAAAGCTTGAATATTCAACCTACCAGTAAAGATGACTATATGGGCTCTGGTGGTAAAGTAGATACATCTTCAACTAAACAAGGTCAAAGTCGTAGAGGATCAGCATTTAGCTCATCAGAGAGAGGGAGAGCATTACATGGCTAGAACAAGAATTAGACCTAGAAGAAGAAGGGAAAGACCAATTAAAACATCTGTTAAATCTGGTAATTTCAGACCGACCAAAAAAGGAGCTGGAATGACACGTAAAGGTGTTATGGCATATAGACGAGCTAATCCAGGTTCTAAATTACAAACTGCAGTTACTGGTAAAGTTAAACCTGGAAGTAAAGCAGCAAAGAGAAGAAAATCATATTGCGCAAGATCACTAGGACAATTAAAACGATCATCTGCAAAAACTAGAAATAATCCTAATTCAAGAATAAGACAAGCTAGAAGAAGATGGAAATGTTAAAAGAATTTATAAAAAAATTATTAGGAATAGATAAATTAGAATTTAAAATTAGATTGTTAGAAAGAAAAAATTATTGGAGAGAAAAATATGGCGTTAAAGATATCAGACGAAGCTAAGGTACAAATGCCTATGAAGACCGTAGTGTCACTGATTGTTGTAGTGGCAGTAGGCGTGTGGAGTTATTTTGGTATTGTAGAACAACTTAATAGACACAGTACACAGATAGAATTAATGGTAAAAGATTTAGAACATAATACAGAGTTTAGAATAAAATGGCCTAGAGGTCAAATGGGTTCACTACCAGCTGATAGTGAACAATTTATGATGATCGAAGATTTATATAAAACTACTGATAAGTTGAATACACATATCGAATCAATGGCTCTAAATAAAGTTAATATAGAATTTTTAAGAAAACAAATGGATAAGGTTCTAGAAGATATTGAAAAATTAAAAGATGCTAATCGAGAGATTGGTTACAAGAATGGGAGTTACTCTCAATGATTGAAAGTGTTGTAGCTCTTATTATGTTTATTGGAGCAGAAATAAAAGAACATAGAATACAAGAAAATATGGCCGCATGTTTGCGTGGTAAAAGACATGCCGAAAGACAATATACACCTAATGTTCAATATAAATGTATAAAATCTATGGCAGAAACAGAGATATACATGGGTGAGAAATCAATTAAGAAATTAATACTAGAATAATTACTATTTTTGTTTTATATCTCTAGTAGGATTATATGGTATGAACCAGGAGGTATTATGAACTTATGAGAAAAGGATTATACGCAAACATAAACGCAAGAAGACGTGCAGGTACTTCTAGACCAAAATCTAAAAGTACTATTACTAAAAAAGCTTACAAAAACATGCGAAAAGGATTTAAAAAATGACATTAGAACAAGGCTTACTTATGTTATTTTTTGGAATTGTAGCTATCGCAATAGGTGGAACAATCGCTTATCAAATTTTAAAAAGAGTAAATAAATGATTGCAAGACCTTCTTTTAGAAAAACTATGAGTACACCAACAAAAAGAAAAGGAAAAAAAGTACCAAAAAAATATTTATCTGGTACATCTGGTAAACTAAGAGCTAAAAGAAAAGCTGCAATTAAAAGATTGAATAAAGATAATAAGGGTTCAGGTGTTCTACCAGGAGATAAAAAAGGTGGAAAATTTGTAGGGTCTAAAAAAGAAAGTATTCATAATAAAAGATTTAGGAGAATGTATGGCTAAAAAGAAATCAAGTACTGCAACAGCAATTAAAAATAAAGCAAAAAAAACTGGTGTATCGGCTTCTAAGATAAGAGCTATTTACAATAGAGGATTAGCTGCATATAGAACAAGTGGTCATAGAAAAGGTGTAAGTCCACAAGCATGGGCTATGGCTAGAGTTAATTCAGCATTGACTGGAGGAAAAGCTGCAAAAGTAGATAAAGATATTTTAAAAGGTAGACGAGATAAAAACAGAAGACCAGACGGTAGAAAAAAAGCGAAGACTAGGAAAAGATAATGGCATTAGAAGTAGAACTGGATAAAAAAAAATTAGAATTTACTGATGACAAAGGTCAAAAAGTAAAAGTAGATGTAGATTCAGATTTAACAGAAAAAGAAGAAGAAGCTTTTGAATCAAATCATTATTCTAATTTAGCAGAAGAATTACCAGATCAAGAAGTTTTGAATATTGGTAAAAGTCTTATTAAATCTTTTGAAGACGATAAAGCTTCTAGAAAAGATTGGGAAGACCAATATTCAAAAGGTCTTAAAATGTTAGGAGTAGTTGTAGAAGATAGACAAGATCCTTTCCCGGGAGCTTCTGGTGTTCATCATCCTTTGATGTCAGAGGCAGCAACTCAGTTTCAAGCTAGAGCAATATCAGAAATGTTTCCAGCAGGTGGTCCTGTAAAAACACAAATTATTGGAAAACAAACAGATCAAAAAATAGAACAAGCTCAACGTGTTCAAGATTTTATGAATTATCAAGTTACTAATCAAATCACTGATTACTTTAATGAACTAGATCAAATGTTATTTTATTTAGCTCTTGCAGGATCTGCTTTTAAAAAAATATACTTTGATAATTCTTTAGATAGAATTTGTTCAAAATTTGTACCAGCAGATCAATTTGTTATATCTTATGAAAATACAGATTTAGAAACAGCAGAAAGATATACTCAAGTTATGAAATTAACAACAAACGAAATTAAAAGAAAACAAGTTGAAGGTTTTTATAAAGATGTAACAATTACACAAAATCAAGGTGCTCAAACCACTAACGATGTAGTTGAACAAACTATGCAAAAATTAGAAGGTATGTCAGCGTCTATGGCAGATAAAATACATACTGTTCTAGAAATACATGCCGATATAGATTTAGGAGAAGATGATTCAGGATTAGCTTTACCTTATATTGTTACAGTAGATTATACAAGTGGACAAACTTTATCAATTAGAAGAAATTGGAAAGAAGATGATCCCTTAAAAAGAAAAAGAACTTATTTTATACATTACAAATATTTACCAGGCCTTGGCTTTTATGGATTCGGTCTTATACAGATGATCGGTGGTTTACAACATGCAAGTACTGGTGCATTAAGAGCTTTACTTGACTCAGCAGCTTTTGCAAATCTAAATGGAGGATTTAAAGCAAAAGGTGCCCGAATAGAAGGCGGTGATATTACTGTCTCTCCTGGAGAATGGGTTGATGTAGAAGCGTATGGCGATGATCTTCGAAAGTCATTTATCCCTCTTCCATTTAAAGAGCCATCGCCTACGCTATTGCAATTGCTAGGAGTATTAACAGAATCAGGTAGAAGATTTGCAAGTATTGCTGATGCTATGGTAGGTCAATCTGCTGGTTCTGGACCAGTCGGAACTACAATTGCTTTAATTGAACAAGGAAGTAAAGTATTTAGTGCAATACATAAAAGATTGCATCAAGCACAAGGTAGAGAATTCAAACTTATATATGAATTAAATGGAGAGTATTTAGATGATGAATATCCTTATGATGTAATCGGAGAAAGAAAAACAATTAGAAGAAAAGATTTTGATTTTGCAGTAGATGTCGTACCAGTAAGTGATCCTAATATTTTTTCTCAAGCGCAAAGAATTGCATTAGCACAAACAGGTTTACAACTAGCACAACAAGCACCAAGTATTATTGATACTAAAGAAGCTTACAGAAGATTTTTACAATCTTTAAATATACCAGATTATAATGACTTAATGATTCAAGATGAAGAAACACCAAGACGTGATCCAGTTTCTGAAAACATGGCTTTGTTAAATGGTAAACCAATTAAAGTATTTGAAGATCAAGATCATGCTGCACATATTGCAGTGCACCAACAATTTATGATGGATCCTAGATTTGGTGGCAATCCTCAAGCTAGAGAAGTTTTATATCCATTAATGATGGCACACTTAGGTCAACATATGGCATATTTATATCAACAACAAATGCAATCTCAATCTCCACAAGGTGTTCCAACATCTACTGGAGAAATAAACAAAGAATTAAGAGATGAAGATACAAATGATATTTCAATAGAACAAGAAAATAGAATTGCTGTTGCAGCAGCGCAAGCAGCACAAAATTTAATGGGTAGTATGCCACCATCACCAGAGCAACAAAAAGAACAAGCTGAAATGATGGAGAAACAAGCTAATTTACAATTGAAAGCAGAAGAGCTTAATATAAGAAAAGCTAGATTTGCAGAAGGTGTAAAAGATAAGGAGAGAACACAACAAAGAAAAGATGCTGAAACAAAAGCTAAGATAGTTGAAACAGCTTCTAGAGTTGCGAAACGTGATAGTTAATGGCAATAAAACCTGAGGAAATTAGAAAAGCTAAGAAATTTTTAGAAAATAAAAAACTTTCAATCAAAACAATCAAACCAAGAGTGTTTGCACAAGTTGCTAATAAAGCAAATGTGCCTTTCGATAAATTATTAAATACAATTGTGGAGGGAATAAGTGGAAAGATTAATAATAGCAATAAAAAAGAAAATTAATCAACATAAAACAGATTTAGGTTCTAACCTTTTATCAAAAGGAGTAAAAGAAAATTTTGATAGAGTGCAAGGTATTGCACAAGGTCTTGATAAAAGTTTAGAGATAATAAATGAAACAGTTGAAAAATATAAGGAAGGAGATTTAGATGATCAGTAAAGATGTGTGGGCAACAGATGAAAGTATACCTACACCCGATAAAGTACCACAACCAGTAGGTTATAGAATTTTGATAAGACCTAAAGGTGTAATGGAAAAAACTAAAGGTGGAATTTATTTAACAGATACAAATAAAGAACAACAAACATATTTAAATTCTGTTGGTAAAGTAATTGCTGTAGGACCAGAATGTTACAGTGACAGAAAAGAACCTTGGTGTAAAGTCGGAGATTGGGTAGTATTTGGTAGATACGCTGGAGCCAAAATCTCTGTACAAAAAGTCAAAATGGTGTTAATAAATGATGATGAGGTACTTGCTACTCTAGAAAATCCAGAAGTGGTATCTCAACAAGTATAATAAACATTAGATTATCTAATGACAACATAGGAGTAACTATGCAAAACGAAGAAAATAATAACGAGAAAGACATAGAAATTAAGCTTGATGAACAACCATCTGAAAAAGAAATAGAGGTTCCTGCGAACCCTATTGATGCTTTGGTTGAAAAAGCTGAAAATGAAGAAAAAGAGAAAGAAAATGATAAAACTTTTGAAAATGAGAGAGAAGTAAAATTAGAAGAACAGAAAAAAGTACCTCCGTATTCAGAAGAAATGCCATATTCTGAAAAGGTTCGTAAAAGAATTGCAAAAGAAGTGGCAAAAAGAGCAGAAGCAGAACAGAAAGCTGTTGATTTAGAGCAAAGACTTGCACAATTAGAGAAAAAAACTTTTGAAATTGCAAGTAAGAGCTTAAAAAACAACTATACAACTGTATCTTCAGAACTAAAATCAGCTATCGAAGAAGGTAATACTGATAAACAAGTAGAACTTTATGAAAAAATGGCTGATATTAGAGGTCAAATGTCTAAAGCTGATGAACTTAGTGCAGAAGTACCTAAAACTGAAAAAAAAGAAAAATCAACTCCGCCTTTAGCAGCAGATTGGGTTAAAGAAAACAGAGAATGGTTTAATAAACCAGGTTTTAGAAAAGAAACTGCTATGGCTTATGGTATTGATGCAGAATTAACTGAAGAAGGTTGGGATGTTAATGATCCAGACTATTATATCGAAATGGATAAACGATTAAAAACCTCTGGATTAAAGTATTTTGATAAATCTTCAGAAGAAGCTGTTCAAACAGATAAAAATGTAGTACAAAAAAACAACAGAGTGCAATCTCCTGTTGCTGGCGTTTCTCGTAAGAAGGGAAATGATAGTAATAGAGTAAAGCTAACCTCTGATGATATTAATACCGCTAAAACTTTTGGTATTGATATTAACGATGAAGCGGCACTAAAGCGATTTGCAAAAGAAGTAAAAACTTTTAGCAACAATACGTGAAGGTAAAGGAGCACGACATGAGTAATAAAATAAAAAACGAAACTAGAGTTGAAGAATCAACTAGAGTTTCACAATGGCGCCCTAGTAATTTATTGGAGGCACCTGAACCTAGAGCAGGTTACAAACAGAGATGGATTGCAACTATGGTTTTAGGTCAGGAAACACCAACAAACGTGGCTAAACGATTGAGAGAAGGTTGGCAACCTCGTGACCCTAAAACGGTCAAGAATGCTGGTCATTATCCAACGATAGAACATGGCAAGTTTGCTGGTTATATAGGTATAGAAGGTATGCTACTCTGTGAAATGCCAGAAGAAATGGTAAATGAACGTAATTTATATTACGCACGAATGACTGAAAACTTAATGAGATCAGTCGAACAAGATATCCACAAAGTAGAACAGCCGGGTAATCCTATTCAAAAGTCTTTCAAAACTGATGTTACTAGAGGAGGCTTTAAAGAGTAACAAATAAATAGGAGACTATAATATGGCAAACGTTGACGCACCTCAAGGTTTTATACCTTTGAGACACTTAACCGGTGGCGTTATCAGACCTCAAGAATATCCTATTGCAAACTCTTACGCTGCTAATTTGGCATCAGGTGATTTAGTAACTATGACAACTGATGGTACTATAATTAGAGGTACAGCAGGAGGAGTGGCTTTAGGTGTATTCTACGGAGTTGAATACATTGAGAACAGCACCGGGGACGTTAAATTTTCTAAAGTTTGGAATTCAGGTACTACTGTAAAAGCAGGATCTGATGTAAAAGCTTTAGTCTATGACGATCCAAACATAACATATAAAGTTCAATGTAACGGTACATTTGCAGCAGCTAACGTAGGTGAGTTAGCTAATGTAACTATCGGAACATATGACTCTACATTCGGATATTCGAAAGACGAGCTTGATATTAGCACACTAGCTACTACAGCAAAAGTTTTAAGAATATTAAGATTGATAGATGAACCAAACAACGCAGTAGGCGCTGATGCTGATGTGGAAGTTGTTATCAACTTACACTTATACGGTACACGTCAAGCTGGAGTATAAGGAGATTGAACTATGGCTTTAAATAGAGCGTTATTTACCAAACAGCTCAATCTAGGTTTAAATACCGTGTTTGGTATGGAGTATGACAGATATCCAGAACAATGGAGAGAAATCTACTCTACAGAGCAATCACAAAAAGCATTCGAAGAAGATGTACAAATGATCGGATTCGGTGCTGCACCAACAAAAGCTGAAGGTGCTGCAATATCTTATGAATCTGGCAGAGAAGGATTTGTATCTAGATACGTGCATGAAACAATCGCTTTAGCATTTTCTATTACAGAAGAAGCTGAAGAAGATGGTTTATACGGATCTTTAGGTGCAAAATATGCTAGAGCTTTAGCAAGATCAATGCAACATACTAAAGAAATAAAAGGTGCAAACATCTTAAACAATGCAACTAGCGCAACTCAAGTTGGTGGTGACGGACAACCTTTATTGTCTGCTTCTCACCCTCTAGGTGGCGGTGGTACTGCTTCTAACAAATTAGGCACAGCAGCGGATTTAAGTGAAACTTCTTTAGAGACACTTTTAATTCAAATTGCACAAGCCGAAGATGATAGAGGTATACCTATTGCACTAACTGGACAAAAGTTAATTGTTCCACCTAACTTAGTGTTTATTGCTGAAAGAGTCCTTAAGTCTAATTTAAGACCAGGAACTGCAGACAATGACATTAACGCAATGAGAAATATGGGTATGATTCCAGGCGGAGTAGTCGTTAACCAAAGACTAACTGATACTGATCAATACTTCATTATGACTGATTGCCCTGATGGAATGAAACACTTTGTAAGAGCACCAATCAAAAAAGCTGTTGAAGGCGATTTTGAAACTGGTAATCTAAGATACAAAGTTAGAGAAAGATACTCTTTCGGTTTCACAGACTGGAGAGCTATTTTCGGTTCAGAAGGAGCTGCATAATAAAATAAGCAACTAGGCGTAGCAATACGCCTAGTTACCCAAACGACAGTGAAAACTGACTATCAAGGAGGATAGACTTATGGGAACAACAACATTTTCGGGACCGATAAAAGCGGGAACGATCAACCAAACAACTGGTACTACTCTTGGTGCAAATGTTGTAAACACTGGTTTTGTCGTAATGGCACAATCTGCTAAAATTGATATAACTGGTGCTTCACATTTAAATCAAGTTTGCGGGACTATTCCTGCTAATTCACAAATAGTAGATGTTATATTAAATGTAACAACCGTTAATAATGATACAAACGCTGCCACAGTTATTGTTGGAACAACTGACGATGGTAATGCTTTTATTCCATCAACAAGTGTAAAATCATTAGGAACTACTAGAGGTACTTTAGACACTGAAGCAACAAATATTGGTACAACCGATATTCAAGTTTTAGCTGACTTTACTGGTACTGATGGTGATGGAACAACTGGTAATGCAACTGTTACTGTTATGTATATGCAAAACAATTCGATTGCAGATGCTGGAGACATACCATCATAATAAATAATTAAAGGGGGCCTCAGGGCCCTCTTTCTTTGGAGGTTTTATGAATATAAGTGAAATGTATGAAAATTTGAAAAAAGACGCTAATGCACTAGCTGATGAATCTTCAACACAAGAGAAAGATGATAGCAATGATGAATTACAAAAACTTATCGAACTTACTGAAAAAAATGAAAAAGATCAACAAGAAGCTTCTACAGACGCTTCTAAAGAAATTAGCCAAGTTATTGAAGAACAAGAAAAAAAAGAAAAAGACGCAGAAACAGAAGAAGAAGGCAAAGAAAAAAGATTAGATGAAAAATTAGCTGATATAGAAAAAGTAATATCTGCTTTTGGTGATAATAAACCTCTTGGTGGCTCAGGACCTGATAAAGTATTTGGTAAAGATAAAATAAGATTAAATCAAGCACAAGATTTTTCTGGATTGGTAGCAAAAGATTTTGTTTCTCCTTTTCTTGTACAACCTACTAGCCAAAGAGATAGAATTGCGTTATTAATAGAGAACCTAACAAAAAGTAATTTATTATAGGAGGAAATTATGGCAGGATCGGATTTAAATGTAGCTTTTACTTCTAATACTTCGGGATCACAAGAGTTATTTGGTGGACCTACAAGATTGAAAGCATTCATTATTACACCAACAGCTAATTCTGGAACTGTTGTTTTTGCTGATGGCGGTACAAATAAATTTACAGTATCTACATCTGCGAGTGCAGCATCAGGACCAGTTAATATTGGTTTACCAGATGAAGGTGTAAAATTTACGACTAATCTTCAAGCAACTTTAACAAACGTTGCTGGATTAACAGCATTTCATGCATAATGGCTACATCGAATACAGCAACTTTCAATCTTACAGTTAATGACTGTATACAAGAAGCTTACGATAGAATAGGAGGAGATCCTATTTTAGGTTATGACGTGCGTTCTGCACGTAGAAGTTTAAATATTATGTTTAGTGATTGGGCTAACAGAGGTTACAATCAATGGACAGTAGAATTAAAAGATGTATCAGTATCACAAGGTACAACTTCTTATACATTAGATTATGATTTAGTAGATATAATAAATGCTAACATTGTAGATAGTGATGGAACAGAGTATTCTATGACTAGATTAGGTCTTAATGACTATGCAGCAATTTCTAATAAAACTTTACAATCAAGACCAACTCAATTTTTTTTACAAAGATTAAGTACACCTGTAATTAAAATTTATCCCGCACCAGATCAAGCTTACACTCTTAGATATTATAGAATGAGAAAAATACAAGATGTAACTGCATCTACAGTAAGTGGAACTCAACAAACTTTTGATATACCGTTTAGAGCTTTTGAATGTATGTGCGCAGGTCTTGCATATTATTTATCTAAAAAAAGAGTTAATATAGATCAAGCTACAAGATTAGAATTAAAAACAGATTACGAACAAGCTTATACAAGATTAGTTGCTGGTGATGATACTCCATCAACAAGAATTTTACCTTCAACTACAAATAGATTTTATACATAATGTCAAATAAATTGGGTGATAGAGGAAGAAGACCACATAGAGCACCACATAATAAATTTAGCGGTGGACAATATGCAAGAGCTATATCTGATAGATCGGGTTTAGAGTTTCCCTATCAAGAAATGGTTTTTGAATGGAATGGTGCATTAGTGCATACATCTGAATTCGAACCAAAACAACCACAATTAGATTTAACATATTTTACTGATGCACAATCCTTAGAAAATGCTAGACCACAAGCAAATTTATCTTCAACTGGTGGAGTGCCAAATCAAATAGAATTAATTTTTCCACCTAGTGCTGGTTATGTTCTTGCTATAGGAATAGCACAAGCAAGCACAAATTTGTTATCAACTGCTGTAGGAAGTGTTACAGTATCAACATGAATGTAGAAAAAAAATATGGTGTTATGATCGCAACACCTTGTTATGGCGGTCAACTTACTGAAGGCTATCTACACGGTTTATTAAGTACAACTGCCAAAGCAGCAAATCAAGGAATACAAATTCATTTAAATACTATGGGTAATGAAAGCTTAATTACAAGAGCAAGAAATACTTTAGTTACTCAGTTTTTAGATTTTGATGAAAAAGAACCAGAAAAATTTACACATCTTTTATTTATTGATTCCGATATAGGATTTAGAGCTGAAAATGTATTTAGATTAATTGAATCTGGATATGATGTTTGTGCGGGTATATATCCTAGAAAATCAATAGATTGGAAATCTGTACCAAAATTTATAAAAGAAACTGGAGAAGAAAATTTAGAACAAAAAGCTTTAGGTTATAATTTAAATTTTGCAACACCATTAGATATTAAAGTAAAAAATGGATTTACCGAAGTTTTAGATGCAGCAACAGGTTTTATGTGTATTAAAAAAGAAGTATTTTATAAAATGAAAAAAGAATTTTCTAACCTTAAATATACAAGTGATCAAATAATAAATAATGAAAGGTTTTCTAGTAATAATTGTTACGCATTTTTTGACTGTATTATTGATGAAAAAAGTAATAGATATTTATCAGAAGATTATGCTTTTTGCAGATTATGGCAAAAGTTAGGTGGTAAAATATACGCTGATGTTATAAGCCCTCTAACACATTATGGAACTTATCCATTTGCAGGAAATGTATGGAATAAATTTGAAGTAGAAGGAGCAAAGAAAAATGGTAATGACATACACAAGTCTAAAGACTGATATACAAACTTGGGCTGAAAATACTGGAACTGATTTTACAAATCAATTAGATACATTTATAGATAATACTCAACAAAAATTATCGAGAGATATAGACCCTGTTGGTTTTAATCAAAATGTAAATTCAAGTACAAGTGTAGGAGATAGATTTATTACTTTACCATCAGCAATTGAACCAATGTTAATAAATTATGTTAACATTTTAGTTAACAATGAAAGACAATTTTTAGAAATTAAACCTTTAGAATACGTTCAAGAATATTGGCCTAATGCCTCTATTACGTCTACACCTAGATATTTTTCTAATTTTGATGATAATACTTTGTATATAGCTCCAACTCCAGATGCTGAATATACCATAGAATTAGGATACCAAGGTAGAATTAATCCATTATCCAATACTAATACTACTAATTGGTATACTGAAAATGCTTCTGATGCTCTTTTATATGGCAGTTTATCTGAAGCAAATCTCTTTACAAAAAACATAGAAGATTATAATATATATAAACAAAAGTATTCGGAGAGTGTGGCTGCTGTAAATAATGAAGCTCGTAGAAGAAGAAGAACTGATTACAAGTTTCCAGGTAGTCCACTAGGCGAAAATACATTAACTGGAGGACAATAACTATGGCTATATCACAAGCGATTACAGTGTCGTTTAAGCAAGATTTAATGTCGCCTGGCGGAAACTTAGAAGCTCAGACGTTAAAATGCGCACTTTACGACAATACTGCAACTCTTAACCAAAACACAACAGCGTATATTACTGCAAACGAAATTTCTGCAAGTGGAACAAATTATACGACTGGTGGTGCTACACTAACAAATGTTGCTATCTCGACAGATGGAACAACAGCAATTTTTGATGCTGATAATGTTTCATTTTCAAATGCAACAATTTCTGCACAAGCTGCATTAATTTATAATGCTAACAATAGTAATTCATCTATTGCTGTATTAGATTTTGGTGGTGTAAAAACTTCAACTAACGGTACATTTGAGTTACAGTTTCCAAACGCTGACGCAACTAATGGCTTAATAAGAATAGCATAAGGAGGTAAATCCTTATGTCCCTGGCAAGAACATTTACTGTCACGGTTGTAAGTACTGGATATGGAAACAAATACGCTTTAGATTCAGTACAACAAGCAACAGCATATTTAGGTGTTTCTGGTACATATCGTTTCGATCAATCTGATAACTCAAATTCAAATCATCCGCTTAGATTTTCTACACAAGCAGATGGAGGTCATGGAGGAGGAAGCGAATATACCACAGGTGTAACTACATATGGAATTCCTGGTAATGCAGGAGCTTACACTGAAATAGCTGTAACATCATCCACACCATCACAATTATATTATTATTGTACTAATCACTCAGGTATGGGTGCTGGTGTTTCAGTTACTGCTGATTCGTGGGGCGCATTAAAATGGAACATCGGTTCTTGGCAAAATCAAAATGATTCTGGATTTTCTGTAACAGGACAAAGTGCAACTATTTCTCAAGGTACAACAGTAGTAGGCGCACAAATAAATGCTGGTTGGTCTCACGCAGAATGGGGAGCAGGTCCTTGGAATAATCCTGGAACTACAGGATATATAACAGGTCAACAATTAAATGTTTCTCAAGGTAATATAACAGTTGAAGCAGAATTAAGAACTGGTTGGTCTAGAGGTTCATGGTCTTCTGCTGCATGGAATCAAGCTCCAGATACTTTCTTTGATATAACTGGATTAGAAACAGATGTAGATTTAACTATTGGTTCTGGTTGGGGTAGAGAAGAATGGAATTCTGGTAAATGGAATGAAGCTGTTGGATTTATATTTACTGGTAATGGTAATGTATTTTCGACTACTGCTTTATCTGCATTAAATATACCATTAAACAATGTAAGTGTTACTGCAAATGCTCCTATAACAATTTCTGGTAGACAATTAACAACAACATTAAATAATCTAGATGCTAACGGTATTGCTAGAATTACAATTAGTGGTGAGCCTTTAGCATTAGCAACAGTAGATACATTTGCTGTAAATGCTGGAGGTTCTATTACAATTAATACACCTACATTTGAAGCAAATGTAGAAGTAAACAATATTCAAGTTGGTTTAGCTTCTTTCTTAAATATTGATGGTCAAGGTTTAACTACTTCTTTAGGAATAGTAAATCAAGGGACAAACAATATAATCGCTTTAACAGGAGAAGCATTAACTATAACAGCAAATAATGTAACTATAAAAGCAGAAGGATTCCATACTATAACAGGTATTCCGATTACTACTACTTTAGGAGATATTACTTTAGATACTAATAACTTCTTATCAATAGTAGGAAATCAAGCTAATATATCAGCTTCAAATCTTAAATTTTGGGATCCAATTTTACCAACAAATACTGAAACTTGGAGTAATATTCACTAGACAAATGTTTACAAATATATATTATTTTCATAGTTTACAAAAAAATAAATATGGAGTATAAAGCAATATGCCATCAAGTTTTACATCGAGATTAAAATTAGAAAGACAAGCTTCTGGAGAAAATTCGGGAACTTGGGGTAATCTAGTTAATTATGTTCTAAATAGAGTTGATGCATCTGTTTCAGGATTTCAAGCTGTAAACGTGGCTGGTTCTGCAAACGTAACATTAACATCAAATAATTCAACAAGTAATACAGACGACAGTACAACAGACGATCAAGTGCACAATGCAACACTTGAATTTACAGGTGCGTTAGGCGCAGCCATTCATGTATTTACAGACGCTGTCGAACAAAATTACACAGTATTCAATAACACAACAGGTTCTTACAATTTAACATTCGCAAATACAGGACATGCTGCTAATGGTGTTGTACTTAAACAAGGTGCAAAAACACTTGTCTATACAGATGGATCATCTGTTACAGACGTTATGGCAGATTTAGGTGATGTAACAGTTACATCTGTAACTTCATCTGGAAACGTGGCTGCAACAAATGTTGTTGCAACTGCAGCTGTATCTGGAACTTCATTTACTGGAACAGCAAATGTTTCAGGAACAAATATTAATGCGACAGCAAACACTATGTCAATTGCTGGTTCTGCTCCAAATGTTGCAGCAACGACCGCTAATGCGGATTTATTATTATCTACAAATGGAGTTGCTGGAAGAGTAACATTTAATGGCGGTGGTAAAATTCAACAAATTGCTGAAAAAGCAACTGTATCTGCAACTGCAGCAACAGGAACTGTTAACTTTGATGTAACAACACAAGCTGTTTTATATTACACAACTAATGCTTCAGGTAACTGGACATTAAATATTAGAGGCGATGGATCAAATGCTTTAAACGCAATTATGGATACTGGTGAGTCAATAACTATCGTACACTTAGTAACTAATGGTGGTTCTGCTTATTATAATTCTGCTGTTCAAGTAGATGGTTCTGGAGTAACTCCAGAATGGCAAGGCGGTTCTGCACCTACTGGTGGAAATTCAAGTAGTGTTGATGTTTATACTTATACAGTTTTTAAAACTGGAGATGCTGCATTTACAGTATTTGCAGCTCAAACACAATTTGCGTAGGAGGATAAATGCCAATTAGAGCATCAAGAGGAGGAGGTTCATTTCCAAGTCTTATCGGTGGCGGACCACCTTTCATGGAAGCAACTGGAGGTAGTGTATCTACTTCTGGAGATTTTAAAATTCACACATTCAATTCAGGCGGAACTTTCGTAGTTTCTAAACTAGGAACAGACGGTACTTACGGTAAAGCTGTCAATGTTGTTTTAATTGGCGCTGGTGGTGGCGGCGGAGGCGAACACGGCGGCGGTGGCGGCGGTGGAGGTCAAGCCGACATGGGTAACGCTATGCTTACTGTAGAAAAAACTACTTATCCTATTGGAGTAGGATCTGGCGGAGGATCTGGAAGTGGTAATGGAAACGGCGGAGGCGTTGGAGGAGATTCAACTATGGGTTCTTTGTTAACTGCTAAAGGCGGTGGCGGAGGAGCTGGTTGGAACCAAGGACCCGATGATGGCGGTTCTGGTGGAGGATCCGGCGGCGGACAATCTTTTGGAGGCGGTAGTGGTACTCAACCATCTCAACCAGGAAACTCTGGAACTTATGGACATGGAAATTCTGGAGGATCAGGACAATATTCACACCACGGCTCAGGCGGTGGAGGAGCAGGAGGTGGTGGACAACCAGGACCTTCAAGACCAGGTGGTATCGGAGGAAACGGTGGAAATGGAAGATCAGATCAAATTACATCAACAACAAGATCAGGCGGCGGTGGCGGCGGATCTTGGGGTGGAACATCTTCAGGCGGAAACGGTGGAGGTGGAAGTGGACCATCTAACCCACATACAGGACAACCAGGAACTAACGCACTTGGAGGCGGAGGTGGAGGCGGTGGCCAAGGTAAAGGCCCAGGTTCTACTGGAGGAAATGGATTTGCTGTAATAAAGGTTAAATTTCAATAATGGCTGAAAAATACTTTGCATACATAGATGATAGCAACGTAGTGCAAAATGTTTGTGTGTATGATGTAGATACAGAAGAAGAAGGTATCGCATTATATCGAGATGCTCTTGGTAATCAAAATGCAAATATTAAAGAAACATTTGAAAATGCTTCTGATGCTTCTACAAGATATAATTATGCAAGAATAGGCGGAACATGGGATTCTTCTAATTCTGCTTTTATTGATCCACAAGATTATCCCTCTTGGACTTTAGATGGTTCTTTTCAATGGGTTGCACCAATAGCTAAACCTACTACAAATTTTGTTGGTGATCTTTATGTAATTTCTGAATGGGACGAAGCAGGTCAAAAATGGAATGGTTTAAATACAACTAATAATGTAGTGGAATATGTATGGAACCCGACATCTCTTGAGTGGGAATCAATTTAAATTGTAGTAAAAATCAATTTTTTTAGTTAAAGGTATATTTAATGCCTTTTATAGAAAGAAATTTTGTAAAAAATTTTTTGACTTGGAAAAAATTAGATAACATCATAAAAGATTGTGATGAGAAAGATTTTGAAGTAATATTAGAAAACAAGTCAAAGAGATTTGGAAAAAAGAATTTTAGAAATAAATCTATAATTATAAGTAATTGCTTAAAATATTTAGATTGTAAAATAATAAAAGAATATATTGATAATAATAAATTGTTTGATTACGTTAATTGGGATGCACATATTTATGCGTCTTTTAAAAAAGAAGCATGTTCTTTTGGTAAACATTTTGATTTAGCTCATAATTTAATTGTACAACAAAAAGGTAAATCTAAATGGATAGTAGAAAATTTAGGAGAATCAATACTTCATCCCGGAGATATGTTATATATTCCTTATAAGTTACAACATGAATGCATTCCATTAAGTAAAAGATTATCTATAAGTTTTCCTTTTTGGCCTGGAGAAAATAATGGATAAAATTATATTACACGAATTATTTTTTTATTATGGATATTTAAAAAAAATAAATAATAAAAAGTTAATTGATTATATAACTTTAAAAGGAAAAAGAGCTTCTCAAGATGAAACTGATTCTATAAATGAAGATTTAAATTTTCCTATGAATGATGAATTGAAAAAAGTTTTTGATGAAATAAGTAAACAATTAAAAGCAAGTTTTGTTGTAACTAGATTTTGGTCTCAGATACATTTACCAAATCAAAGTACAAATTTACATGATCATTTAGTAAGAGAAAATATGACATTAAGTCCTGATTATTCTGGAGTTTATTATTTACAATGTGATGCAAAATCAGGATATTTTTGTTTTCAATATAAAAAAGACGATGTTAATTATTCTAGATGGAAGATAAAACCAGAGGTAGGAAAATTTATTTTATTTCCTTCTAATATTTCTCATTTTGTAACACGTAATTATAGTAATAAAAAAAGAATTGCAATTTCTTTTAATTTCAACATAGAGAAAATAAATTAATGGATAATTTTATTGGTAAATATAAAATAGAAAAAGAAGTTTGCGATAAAGTAATCAAATTTTTCAATCAAAATAAAAAAAGACAAAGTCCCGGGGTTGTTGGTAACAACCGAACTGATCCATATTTTAAAATATCTACTGATATAGGTTTAAATGGAGCAGATGGACTTTCTCCTTTACTTAAAGAATATTTTGAAGAATTAGGTTTTTGTTTAGGAAAATATAAAAAGAAATATATTTATTCTGACAAATTACAAAAGGGATATATGATAGAAGGTTGTAATATACAAAAATATAAACCAAACGAAGGCTTTAAACAATGGCATTATGAAAATAATGGCGTAAATATTACAAGACATTTAGTTTTTATGACTTATTTGAATACATGTAAAAAAGCTGGTACTGAATTTTTTTATCAAAACAAAACTTTTAAGTGTAATCAGGGAGATACTTTAATTTGGCCTGCTGCATGGACACATACACACAAAGGTCAAATATCAAAAACAGAAATTAAATATATAATAACAGGGTGGTATTGCTATGAAAACAACTAAAAAATCTTTTGAACAAACAACATTATTTCAAACGGATTTATATTCTACACAATTAAAAGATGTAGATCATAAAAAAATAATAAAATATTTAAATAAAATTGATAAGAGTGCAGTTGATGTAACAGCATCTAACTACGGTGGTTGGCATAGCTCTTATTACTTTGAACCATTTCCTAGTTGTGTTGACGATTTGAATGAAAAGATTAATAGTTTTGTAAAAAAAACAGCACGAAAAGACTTTAATATTGTAGGAGATACAGTAATTCACAACAGTTGGTTTATAATAAATAAAAAAGGAGATTTTAATAAACCGCATAAACATCCACCATATGTTTTTTCTGGTGTTTACTATATAAAATGTGATGATAATTCTGGTGATTTAGTTTTCAATACACAAGCAGAAATGAATAATTATGCAACACATTACAAAGAATTTAATAAATATAATTCAAAAGATTTTTATATAAAACCTCAAGTAGGACAGCTTTTAATTTGGCCTGCATGGGTAGAACATTATGTTACACCAAACAAATCTAATTCTGAAAGAATAATTTATAGTTTTAACATATGATCAATAATTTTGAATATTGGCTTTTTGAATCTGTTATAGATAAATCTACTTGCGATGGAATTATAAAACTTTTTAAAAGACCTAGTGCTGGTAAAATAGGTAAAGACAATAGATTAGATAAAAATAAAAGAGATTCAGATATTTGTTTTAGTAATGAACCTTGGTTGTATGAGTTAATAACACCTTGGATAAATGCAGCAAATAAACAATCTAAATGGAATTTAGATGTAGATTGGAACGAACATGTTCAACTTACTAAATATACAAAAAAACAATACTATGATTGGCACACTGATAGTTTAGAAAAACCTTATGGTACAAACACTTTTAAAGAATATACTGGTAAAATTAGAAAACTATCTTTGGTTATGAGTTTAACAGATCATAAAAAATACGAAGGAGGAGATTTTTATTTTGCTTTTCATGGACCAGATAAAGATAGAAGACCAACCAAAGTACCTGAATTTAAAAAACAAGGAAGTATTTTAGTCTTTCCAAGTTTTGTTTGGCATAGAATAACACCTGTAACTAAAGGTACTAGATACTCGTTAGTTAATTGGTCTTTAGGACCACCGTATAAATGATAAAAGTATATAAAAATTTTTTGTCAAAAGAAGAACTTGAAAACATAAAAGAATATTATGAACATTGTTTTTTTAAAAAAAAGGATACAAGACCTAGACCATGTCCTATGATAGAAGGCGCACGTGTTATATATGGTGATCCTGTTGCTGATTATTTTTTATGTTCTAAAAAATACATAGTAGAGAAAGCATTTAATAAAAAATTATTACCTACTTATAGTTATACAAGAATGTATTATAAAGATCAAGCTTTACCTAAGCATAAAGATAGACCAGCATGCGAAATATCTTTAACATTAAATATATGGCAAGACGAAGAATGGCCAATATTTATGGACGGTAAACCTTTTAGTGCTAAATCTGGCGATTGTATATTTTATGAAGGACCAAGATATGAACATTGGAGAGAACCTTACAAAGGAGAAACTTGTTGTCAAGTATTTATGCATTATGTAGATATTAATGGTTCAAATACTAATGTTGCATATGACGATACAAATCATCTAAAATATCCAAAAGAAATATACAAACAATGGTTCAAGTAAAAGAAGGTTACATATCTAAAAAAGATTTAAAATTTATTAAACAACAAGTTGTTGATAATAATAATTTTCCTTGGTATTACTATCCAGAACCAGTATATGGCTTTCAAAAAAATTATCCATGTTTAAGTCATATTTTATTACCAAGATATGATTACGAAAATAATATAGGTTTTAAAATTAATTCAGAATTATATTCTTTCTTTACAGGAATCATAGAAAAAATTTGTAAAAAACATAATATTAAAATAAAAAGAATACTTAGAGGTGCATTGAATTTAACAACTTATTTTAAAGAGCCATACTCAAATCCACATTTTGATCATACATTTGATCATACGGATATAATAATATATTGTAATAAATTTAGTAAAGGATCTACTTTTTTATTTAAAGAAACATCTAAAACTAATCCTGCGCTAAGTAATAAAGATAGATATGAACCTTTTATACCTAAAACAATTTTGAAAGAAATGAAAGCAAGCGAAGGTAAATACAATATATTTCCAGGAGAAAATTACCACGCAGCAGGTTCACCAGGTAAAGATGACGAAGTAAGAATTATTTGTATATACACAATAGAGGAGGAAAAATGATACATACAATATTTTCGATAGATGCTTTCATTACTAAAACAAAAAGCTGGAAGACTAAAAAAAATAAAATTAAACAATATATAAAAGATTTAGAATATCACAGAAGACCTTTAACATCTTTTTATACTACTAGATTTGGTAGACCGTCTTTATTAACTCAAAAAATATATGAAATTTTTGCTGATGAATTACATTTATTTGGAACTGAATGTAATTTTAAAAAATTATACATTACAGATTCATGGGTAGTAAATTATAAAAAACATGATTATCAAGTTGCACATCATCATGGTAAATCAATGTATACAGGAATATTATACTTAGACTTAGATAAGAAACATGAATCAGCAACTTATATTGCGCCTTGGTCAGATGAAATGAGTGGGCAAACAAAATTAAGTAAAGTTGAATGTGAAGAAGGAACATTGATTATATTTCCTGGTCATCTTTTACATTATGTAAATCCTAATACAATAGATAAAGTTAGAAGGGTAATCTCTTTTGATTTAGATTGCGATGTCGACAATTAATATTATAGATAATTTTATAACAGAAAAAGAGTGTAAACAATTAATTAAATTACATAAAAAATACGAAAAAAATATGTGGCAACACGAAGATACTTTTTGTGTAAGTTTAGACAAGCTTAAAGAACCTGTTGTACTATCTCTAAGAAAAAAAATGAATTTATTATCTAAAAAAATAAATAATTCAAAAGTTAATTATTCTAATTTAGTCAAATGGCCAAAAGGTGCAATGCATAGAATGCATACAGACTACGCTGTAAGAGAAACAGTATTAGCTTCTATAATATATTTAAATCATGATTTTCAAGGTGGACAAACACATTTTGAAGATGAAACTTCTATACAACCAGTAATAGGTAGAATACTTTTATTTAATGGTAATGAACGCTATCACGGTGTTAAAGAAATTTTAGAGGGGACCAGATTTACTGTAGCATCTTGGTATACAAAAATTTGAATTACGAAATTTATCCATTGTTTTCTAAACCAGTATATGTAAAAAAATTGGATTTAGATTGCCATAAAATTTTGAAACTAATAGATAATAATTTTGAACAAGCAGGTGTAAAAGATAATATAAATAGTAATGTAGAAAATATAACATCAGCTTCTGTAAATAAAAAAGTTTTAGAAAATAAAAAACTTAAATTTATAAAAAATATTGTAGAGAAAGAATTAAAATTTTATACAGAAGAAATATTACGTTATACTAATAGATTTAAAATGACCACTTCTTGGTTTACAAAAAGTAAACCAAATCAACAATCTAATTATCATTCGCATACAAATTCTATGTTTAGTGGCGTATTATATTTACAAGCTTTTAAAAATTCAGGTAATATTAGTTTTACAGATTATAGAAATAATAGTATGTTTAATTTAATTCCAAAAGATTACAATGTTTACAACAGCATAGAATATTATTTTAGAATAGAGCCAGGTTTAATTTTATTTTTTCCAAGCGAAATGCATCATAAAATATTAACTAATAGAAGTAATAAAACTAGGTTTTCTTTAGCTTTTAATTTTATACCTATTGGAAACATAAATAACGAAAATTCTGATTCTTTTTTAAAAATATGAGTGCTCTTAGATATTGGATTTGGCCACCACAATTTACAAGTAAAGAAATTAAAACTTACAACAAATTTATAGATTATAATTATTCTAAACTAGAACCAAAAGATGGCGCAGCAAGTAATAGTAATGGTAATAGATTAAAACAAGAAAGAAATACTAAATTAATAGAATGGCATAAAATAAAACCATATTTTAAAAAAGTCTATGGTTTTGCAGAAGAAGTAATTACTCACGAATTTGGTTATTTAATACATAAGATATCAGACGAAAGACTTATAAATTTTGCGACTTATACATCTAAAGAAAAAGACTACTATAATTGGCATGTAGATAGAAGTCCAGAAGGTAAAAATTTTGATATTAAAGGTACTTTACTTATTAATATGTCTGATACATCTTACGAAGGTGGACAATTAAGATTATTTCATCAAGGGCCAGAAGTAATAGAAGATTTTAAAAAACCAGGTTCTATGATATTATTTGATGGCTTTATGAGTCACGAAGTAACGCCAGTTTTAAAAGGTACAAGAAAAACAATAGCCATATTTATTACAGGACCAAAATGGAGATAAAAGATATAACAGTAGATTTTATAATATCAAAAGTAAAAAATCATAAAAAACATAAAAAGATATTATTAGATTTAATTGAAGAAATGCCTTTTAGTCAATCTCAACAGAATAGTAGATCAGATTGGTTATTACCAATGGAACAAGAAAGAAAGTATTTAGATTATTTTTATAGACATGTAATAGACGAAACTATGGATAGAATGCAAGATTACTTTAAAGCAAATCAATGGCATATAGCCAATTCTTGGTATCAACAATATTGGGATGGAGCACACCATGTATTTCATAACCACGAAAAATGTAATTGGGCTAATGTCTACTTTTTAGAATTACCTAGTTCTAAAGATGTAACTCAAATAAAAATAAGAGATAAGTTATTAGATTATAAAGCAAAAGAAGGAGATGTAATTACTTTTCCAGCGCATATTCTACATAGTGCGCCATCTGTAAATAAAAAAAGAAAAACAGTTATAGCTTTCAATTCTAATTTCTCTTATTATTAAACTTTATTTATCCTATTTTTTTGTTATTATTGGTATATAATATATATTATGCCTTTAACACAATTGAATTTTTTACCTGGAATTGATACTGAAAACACCGAAACAGGTGCAGAAGGTAGATGGTCTAACTGCGATAAAGTTAGATTTAGAAAAGGTTTACCACAAAAAATTGGTGGTTGGCAAAAATTTAGTCAAGATTATTATGTAGGAGTAGGTCGTTCTTTACATCAATGGTTAGATAATTCTGGTACTAGGTACGAAGGTTTAGGTACAGATAGAAAAGTCTATGTATATAGATCAGGGGATAATGCTGATATAACTCCTATTAGACAATCAAATACTCTAACTAATGTATTTAATACTTCTACTGGAAGTTCAAATGTTACTGTAAATCATTCAACTCACAATGCTCAATTAGGAGATTTTATAACAATATCTAACGTAGCACCGACAAGTATTGGTGGAATTTCTAATTCAAGTTTAGATGCTCAATATGAAATTATAGAGATTACAAATGCAGATGCATACATAATTTCTTCTAACGCTACTGCAGCATCCAATGTAACTACTACAGGTAATTGTGATATAGAATATCAAATATCTACTGGTCCGGATAAACAAACTTTTGGTTTTGGTTGGAGTACTGGTACTTGGAATCTTAGTACATGGTCAACTCCTAGGTCTACATCTAATGTTACTATTGATTTAAGACAATGGTCTATGAACAATTGGGGAGAAGATTTAATATTTACAGAAAGAGATGGAAAAACTTTTTTATGGAATACATCAGACGGATTGACTAACAATCCAGCGACAGCAATTGCAAATGCACCGACCGCTAGTACATTGTCTGTTGTATCTACTGAAACAAGGCATTTAATTTGTATGGGTACTGAATCATCTATTGGTAATCCAGCTACACAAGATAAAATGTTTATAAGATTTAGTGATCAAGAAAATTTTGACGATTTTACACCTACAACTACAAACTCAGCAGGCTCACAAAGAATTGCAGGTGGAAGTGAAATAAGATGTGCATTGCCTGCTAAAGGTACAATACTTATATGGACAGATACTACTATGCATTCGATGTCTTTTATCGGTCCGCCTTTTATATTTGGTTTTAGACAATTAGGTAATGACTGTGGATCTGTTGGTTTAAACAGTGCAATCGTAGTTGATGATGTTGCATACTGGATGTCCGATGGTCAATTCTTTAGATATGCTGGTGCAGTACAAGAGATACCATGTAGTGTTTTAAATTACGTTTTTGACGATATAAATAAAACACAATACGCTCAAGTATATGCAGGACAGACTTCTAATTTTTCAGAGATTATATGGTACTATTGTTCTAGCAACTCGGATCAAATAGATAGATATGTTATTTTTAATTACTTAGAAAATACTTGGTATTTTGGTAATTTACCTAGAAGTACATATCAAGATAATGGTGTAGAGCTTAATCCTCTAGCTACTGAATATTTAGCTAATTCTACAGCTAACACATATGTACAAATAAATGGTTTAACAAAAGGTAGAAGTTTAATATATAGACATGAGGAAGGAGTTGATGCTGATGGTACTGCTTTGTCAGCATTTATACAATCTGGAGATGGAGATTTAGCTGATGGTGAAACATTTAGTTTTATCAATAAAGTAATTCCAGATTTTCAAAATATGCAAGGTAACGCTATAATAACTTTACAAGCAAGAGATTATCCTAATGATACTAGAACTACTGGAGAAGCTGTAACAGTAAATAATGCAACAAGATTTTACAATACTAGAATTAGAGGAAGACAATCTAGTTTAAAGATAGAAAATACTGGAATTGGAGATAGTTGGAGATTTGGTACAATAAGAGTAAATATAAGACCCGATGGAAAAAGATAAATATAAAATAAGAAAAGCAAGAATAGATGACGCTGTTCGTATCAGAGAACTACTTAAAACGTGGTTAGTAGAGGCGCCATTTAACTTTGGAAATACTAATAACAAGAAAGCCTTAGAAAATATAGTATTTTACATTAAGAATAGTTTTGTTATAGTAGTAGAATATGAAAATATTATTGTTGGTACATTAGCTGCAACAGTAGATGAAACGTGGTATAGTGATAAAAAGTTTATGCGAACTTTATGGTTACATGTACATCCACAACATCGAAATTTCAGTATATTTAGATCAATAATGGTAGTTTTTAAAGAATACGCACTAGCAAGTAAAGTAACTGCTATATGCGAAATATTTCAAGGAAAAGATGTTGAAAGAAAAAATAATGTCTTTTCTAAATTAGGATTTAAAAATATTGGAGGAACATTTATAATCAATGGGTAGTATTTTCAAACCATCAACGACAGTAGTACAAGCGCCAAGTACACAAACAGTAACTTCGCAAATACCAGAGTATTTTAAAGAAATTCAAGAACGAACTTTAAGAACTGCGGAAAATGTTTTTACACAACCTTATGTTGGTTATCAAGGTCAACGTATAGCTCAACTGTCTCCACAAGAGCAACAAGTTGCAAATGTATTTAGTAATCAAATTTTACCACAAGCAGGTCAATTAGCACAAATAGGTGCTCAAACTTTCGATACTGCAACTGCACAACAGTATATGAATCCATTTACTAACAATGTTATTCAATCAACCATATCTGATTTAGGAGAAGCATATGCAATGGGCGATAGAGCTTTATCTGCAAGAGCAGTTGGAGCAGGTGCATTCGGTGGAACTAGAGAAGGTGTTGAAAGAGCTATTTCAAGAGAAAGATTTCAAGATCAAGTTGCAGATACATCTGGAAGATTACGTCAAGCAGGATTTGAATCAGGCGCACAAAGATTTGCTGCAGATAGAGCAGCGCAATTAGGTGCAGCTCAAGCACAATTATCTGGACTTGCTGGTGCTGCAGCGGGATTAGGCCAAGCTGGAAGTTTATCTAGAGGTATAGAACAAGCTGGTTTAACAGAAGCATATAGAGATTTTATTGAAGCAAGAGAATATCCAGCGGGTCAAGTAAGACAAATGATTGGTGCTTTAGCAGGTGCTCCAATAAGAACTTACGGAGAAGAAAGATCAGCAATGATAGGTACACCAGTTGGTGCTCCTAGTCCATTTGCTCAAATAGTTGGAGCAGGTCAAGCACTCGGTGGATTTATGTAATGGCTAATATAGATAAATTAAATAAAGAAGAATTAAATGCTTTAGAACAAAAATATGAAAAATCGGAAGCATTACAGATGCGATATCCGAAAGTAACAGACTATCAAGAATTTGTTGCAACACAATTTGAAAATCAAAAAAAAATGGATGCAGACAAAAAAGAGATAGAAGTAACTGGAAAAGCTTTAGAACAAGAAATGGATAGTGCTGTTGAGTTAGCTAACATAGATACTACTGGTGAAGGTAAAAAAGAAAAAGGTAAAAGATTTGAAAATTTTAAAGAAAATGTAGGTAAAGCTTTTAAAGGTTTTTTTGATGGAGCAGAAAAAAGATTAGAAACAGTATATGATGATAGAGAAAAAAGAGCTTTATTTTTAAGTGGTCTAAATACTTTCATAGAAGCATCTCAATATACACCAATTACACAAGCTTCAAGTCCTTTAGGTAAGGTAGCAAAAGGTACTAAAAAAGGATTTTTAGAATCAGAGGCAATTAGTTCTAAAAGAAAAAAATCAGAGATAGATTTAATCAAGGCACAAGCATCATTAGTTAAAGCGCAAAAAGGAGAACCACCTAGAATTAGAGGTACTCAAGACGAAGCAATTTTAAAAAATTATACACCTTACATAGAAAAATATGGTAGCGATAGAAATAAATTTGATGCTTTAGATACAAGATACCTTGAAGCATTTAAAATGATATCAGAAGGTAAAAAAATTCCTACTGGTACTTTAGAAGCTTTTTTATTTCCAATAGAAAAAGTACTAGCTGGTACAGAAATAGGAGATAAGTTGAATAAATTTTATACTGATGGTAAATTAAATACAAAATTAATAGACGAGGATAATGTTGCTTTTAAAGAAATTTTAAATTCTGCTAGTAAACAAGCGATTGTATCTCAAGTAAAAGATTTATATCCAGCATCTGATAAAGACATTCAAGTATTATTACAAGGTCTTGGTGATGTTGCAACTACACCAGAAGCTCTTATTAAATTAATCTCAGCTCAAAAAGCAGCATCAGAAGCATATAAAATAGAAGGTAATATTGCAAAACAATTAGCTTTCCCGGGAGAAGGTAAGCAAGGAGATATTAATTTTGCTATTAATGCTAAAGAAATTTCAATGGCAAAAATTGCTGAACAATATAATGATCAAGTATCAGATGAATTATTAGTAGAACTCTATGGAAGCAATGATAGAAGTAGTCCATTTAGAGTTGCTCAAGCTTATTTCTATTCCACTTTAAAACCACAAATTCAAGAGGGAACTAAAACTAATTTCGAAATTTTTCAAGAAACAACAGAATCAGAAATAAAGACTGAACAAAAACTTTTAGAAGATCAACAGAAAAAGTTTATGGATATTAAAAACTAGGTAAAATGTCTTATGGAATTAAATGCAAATCAAACTGCTATCTATGAAAACATACAAAGTAAATATCCTAAAGTAGATAAAGCAACTATTATTGAATATTTATCTGGTAATATAGATAGTGATGCTTTTCTTAAATTAGCTAAACCTGAAGATACAACAGATCAAACAAAATTTTTAGAGAGTAGTGGTTATGATGTCAATTTGATGAAAACCTCTATTGAAAAAATTAAAAAGGATATTGAATCAGACGAAAAAAATAGTGAATTCGATTTAGAAGGTGCTTTTAACGAGTACAAACCTTCAAATAAATTATTATTCCAAGCTAATGGTATAAGAACAGATCAAGATTTATCAAACAGTATTAGAGGTGCTTTAAGTTTAAGTTCAAATAACTTAAATGATTTAGTTAATAATACAAGACAATTAATACTATCTGATTTAACAGAACAATATGGTGAAGAAAAAGTTAAAAAATTTTCTAAAAAAGTAGAAGTAAGAAATCAAGATATAAATTTTCGAGGTTATAAAACTCAAGGCTTAATTTATAAAATACCTAAAGAGTTAGGTGGTGATGGTAAATTTTATGCAGCTAATAAACCTGGTTTAGATACTGGAGATTTTTTTGCTGTATCAGGTGATTTATTACCAATATCAATGGCGATTGCTGGTGGTACTTTTGGAAGTGCTGCGGGACCTGCTGGAACAGTTGCTGGATCAGCTGGTGCAAGTTTTATTGGAGAATATGCTAGATTATATCTAGGAAGAAAATTACATAACTTTAATCCAGATATGGACGATGAAGAATTTAATAAATTTGCTTTAGCTTCAGCAGGTAAATACGCTGCAATTGATGCTGTAGCAACAACAGCTTTTTTACCAATAGCTGCTGCAGTAAAAACAATTGTATTAACAACTCCTAAAGATAAACTTTCTAAAGATACCATTAAGAAGTTTTTAGATTCAGGTGGAATGGATAAAGCTATAAAAGAACCACTTGATAAAGCAAGAAAAGATATTATGGAATTAGGAGTTGAAGCAAAATCTGTTGATAATTATCTTGCAGTAGAAGTTGCTAAAGCATTACCTAGATCAGGTATTATTGAAAAAGGTACTAAAGCAGATAAAGCGTTTGCAAACCAATTAGCAAAAGCAGAAAATGCTGGGAATGTAAAAAAAGTCGAAACTGAAATAATGAAAAAACTTACTGGTCTAAATGAATTAGATAATGTAAGTGCAGATAAAGCGATTAGATTAATTGAAGCTGATGCAAAACAAATTAGAAATCTTGAATTAGCTAATGTTTCTGATGATGCTGCAGAAGCATTTAAAAATATACAAAAAACAAAAGATAGTATTTACAAAACAGATGTTGATAAATTAATGGATGAAATTAATATAGATTTTGCAGGAGCAACAAAAAATATAGAAACAAGATTAGGAGTGTTATCAAATCAAATAGATAATTTTGCTTTAACAAACAAAATAAGATTAGCACCAATGAATTTAGATACAATTAAAACTGCTGATAAATTACTTAAATCATTCTCAAGAAAAAAAGTTAAAAAATTAAGCGAAAAACAGTTTGCTAAACTATCACCAGAAGCACAAAACAAATATATAAATAGCATAAATGTACAAAATTTATTTGATACTTTAGGAGCTGAAGTAAATGTTTTTGCAACAAAAGGTAAACTTAATACCATTACTAAAGGATTAAAATCTTTAAAACAAACAGATGTATCTTTAAAAGATGCAGTACAATTAAGAACCCTAGTTAGAACAATTGACGAAACAGCACCAGATGGACCTTTAAAAAATGTTGCACGACAACTTAAAGGTGAATTAAACGAAATTATAGATAGCGCATTAAGTGCTAATCCTAAAACTGCAGCTAAAGTAATCGAATTTGATGATTTATTAAATTCAAAGAGACAATCTTTTTTTCAAGATTTTGCACAAAATTTTGGATATGGTACAAGTAAAAGAGTTAAAGGTGCATTACAATATGAAGGTCCTAATATATTCAATAAATTTATTGCACCAGGTCCAGAGGGTTTAAAAAATTCAGCTATATTAGGTACACTCATAAATAATAGAAAAGTTTTTAATGCACCGTCTAAAAATAGAATTAAAGCAGCACTATACGAAAAATATTTATCTGAAGTTGCTCCACAAGAAATTGGTAAAAAAGGTAGAATGGAATTTACTAAATTTAAAGATACATTTGGAAAACAATACGAAAATATTTTAGGTAAAAAAGCTTATAAAGAATTTTTTAAAAATCCACAAAGTGTAATTAATGAATATGATAAAATAATTAAAAATACAGCTGACGTACAAACAACAGTTTCTAAAGCTCTACCAGGTATAGATGTAAATGTATTAGATTCAGGTGCACCTGGTACAATTGTAAATTCTATTTTAAAATTAGGTAATAAAGCAGATATAAAAGAGTTGGTTAAAAATTTAAATAAACAATCACCTGATATGTTAACTAATGTAAGACAAGTATTTTTAAATACTATGTTAAAAAGTACAAGAACACAAAATGCAGATTTAGGTGTAAATGTTACAGGTTTAAATGGAGAAGCTTTAAATATTTTTTTAAATCAAAACAGAGGAGCTATTACACAATTATTTGATCAAAAATTTTTCGATGTACATAGATCATTAGCAAATGCTTTAGAAGTTATTCAAAGTCCGCAAGGTATGAAAGGTATAGATAGTCCTGGTCTAACAGGTGCTGCAAACAAAGCAGGTCTTTTTGTAGATATATTTGCTGGTCCTCTTAACCATAAAAGATTAGTTATAAACAGAATAGCAAGAATTTATGATGGTTTCGATTTAGGTGGTGATAGTTTAAATCTTTTAAGAGATTATAATTTATTTTTAAATGGTGCTAAAAAGAATTTTCTAGCTGGTAATTATCCAAAAGTAATTGATGACATGTTAGCTGGTACTAAAGCAGAAAGAAACTTTGCAGATAGAGCAATAGATAAAGTAAATAAATTTTTTACATTAGGTTTTAGTGAAAATTTTGGTAAAAGAAAAACATTTAGTGTTATTCCTAAAATTTCAAAAGACGATAGATTTTTTATACCAGAAATAAACCCATTAATTGCTAAAGAATATTTAAAAGAAAAATTAGATCAAAGTACGGATATAGGAGAACCAGCAGTATTTGAACCAGTAGATATTGTTGCTGAAAAAGTTGCAGATGGTTTAGGAGTTGCATACGATGCTACTATCAAAAAATTAGTAAATGGATTCTTAAAATCTCAAACATTTAGAAGGGCAGTAGAAAAAGGTAGAGAATTTGAAATTTTCGAAAGCGAAACATTAGAAAAAGATGATGAATAAAAAAAGAAAAACAAGAAAATTAAATAACGCAGATACTGCACATTTAAGAATAGATAATCATGAAAAACTTTGTAGAATAATGCAAAAAGAAACACATGATAAAATAGATACATTAGCAAATCAAATTGCTAGATTGGAGAAAATATTAATTGGAGCTGCTGGTCTTATTATTTCAGGTTTAGGCGCAGCATTAGTTCAATTAATTAGTAAGTGATAAAAAAAAATAAAGGCTGTATTTGTGAAAACTTTGCTACAGTTTGGTTACAAGAAAAAGGTTTTTACGTTTTTAAAGGTTCTCAAGTACAATCTCCAATAGATTTAATTTCAGTAGATCCTAAAACTTTAGAGTGTGCTTATTATGATGTTAAACACATAAGTCGTAGAAAAGATGGTAGTATAATATCTAGGTCACCTAGAATAAGAGATAATAGAATCAACATTTTAAGTGTAGACTTACAAAAAAGAAAGTGTAGAATAGTGCCAAGAAGGAGTGCAACATGGACTTGAGAAAAAAAACTGATTCTATAATTATTCACTGTGCAGCTACTAAGCCGTCTATGGATATTGGTATAGAGGAAATTAGAAAGTGGCACGTGGATCAAAATGGTTGGGATGATGTTGGTTATCATTTTATTATAAGACGTGATGGTAAATTAGAAAAAGCAAGACCTGAAGGTTATTCAGGCGCACATGCACCTTCTCATAATTCAAGAAGCATTGGAATTTGTTTAGTTGGTGGAATGGCAGAAGACGGATCACCAGAAAATAATTTTACTTTAGAACAATTTTTAACTTTAAAAGATTTAGTAAATATGATAATGGACAAATATCCAGATATTATTCAAATACTAGGTCATTGCGATGTTCAAGATAATAAACCTAATTGTCCTGGTTTTAATGTTAAAGAGTGGTTAAACAAGGAGGCAGTAAATGTGGCTTAATATAGCATCCAAACTTGTCCCGGGAATGATAAAAACTGGAATGAGTATTGCAGCAAATAGAAGACGAGCTAAAGAGTTTGAATCTGTTGCTGAAATGAAACATGCAGAGAGAATGGCAAGTGGAGAATTGGAATATAAAAAGGAAATTATTAAGAATAATAATCAAGGCTGGAAGGACGAGTTTGTACTTATTTTGGTGTCCGCTCCTGTTCTTATATTGGTGTATTCTATTTTTTCTGACGATCCAGAAATTCATGCTAAGCTAAAATTATTTTTTGATCAATTTAACAATATGCCTTACTGGTATCAAGCATTGTTTATTGGTGTAGTATCTGCAATATACGGATTGAAAGGGGCCGATATAATTAAGAAAAAATAATATGGAGTGCGCCAAGTGGATTACCGATTTACAGCAATACTTATTATCTTGTTATGTGCAATGGCATTTTTTCTTGATCCAGCATGGCCTAACTAAATAATTCTTTCCAATTATCGCCTGTTATTTGATCAGCTAATTTTTTCTTGTTACTTAAAGTTTCTATAATTTTTTCATCTAAAGTTTTAGGACATACAAAGTCTATATACAAAACTTTATCTTTTTGACCTATTCTATGTGCTCTATCTTCTGATTGTAATCTTACTTCCATGTCATAAGTGTTATTAAAATAAATAACAGTTTTAGCATTTGTTAATGTAAGTCCATAACCACCTGTCCTTGGTTGACCTATAAAATATTTTATTTCTCCTCTTTGAAATTTTTCTACAATTTCTTGTCTAACTTCTGATTCTGTTTCTCCATAATAAGTTGCAACCTTACTTGCTCCATATTTTTTAGATAGAGCTTCTTTAATCATTTGTATAGTTCTTCTGAAGGTAGCCCATATAATTACTCCACCTTGTGTTTCTTCTAAGACATTTAATAATTCCTCTAATCTTGGATTAGGTCCTTTTATTACTTCTTCTGTACCATCATCATACTTTACAAAGCCACATAATATCTGTTGTAAACGTAGTATTCGTGTGATTATAAGAGGCGCAGTCACTAATTTCTCTTGTTCTAGCTCTAATATAGCACGTTTTTTAAGTTGAGTGTACATGAGCTTCTGTGGGCTTGTCATGTCTATTTGTCTAATTTGCTTGATTTTAGGTGGTAAATCAAGACATTCTTCTTTTGTAACTCTAAAACTATGTTTATCTAATATTTCTTGTAATTGATCTAATCTTTGATAACCTACTATTTCGTCAAAACTATGAGTAGATATTCTTCTTCTCTTTAGTACACAAAAAGTATTTCGATATGCGTAAAAACTATTTTGTAAAATATATTCATCAAGAAAATTAACTTGTGACCATAAATCTAATGGACCTTGGGTCACTGGTGTACCAGTAAGTATTCGTCTAAATTTTGCAAGACGTCCTAATTTAAGACATGCTTTGGTTCTTCTAGCTGTTCTATTTTTTATATTTGTACTTTCATCAATACAAAAAAATGCTTTACTTGAATTTAATAATCTATGTAAATAATTTTTTCCTTTATCTGTAGATAAAGCTTCAATGTTAATAATAAAAAATTTTAAATTATTATTTGGTTTTAAAAAATTAGTTAAATTTTCAATGTTAGTTTTAGTTTCAGTAGGAGACCATACAACAATATCTGTAAATTCTTTTACATCATCAGGCATGTGGACTTTATATTCTGAACTTAACCAATTACGATACACACCTTTAGGTGCAGCAATTACTGCTGTATTTATTTTACCATTTCTAAATAAATAAGCGATATTATCTATAATTACTTTTGACTTACCTGTACCTTGTTCCATAAACAAAGCATAACTATCTCTATCTTTACATTTTAAAAATGCATCATATTGATGTTTATAAGGTTTAGTTTTAAACTTATACTTAATAAAATCTTTTTCGTTAACAAATTGTACTTGCATTTATTCTTTCTGTTTTCTAATTAATAATTTACTTTATATAGAATTTAATTTATAAGTAAATACTTAAACTAAGAAAGGAGAACTATGGCGAAAGTTTATGTAGTGCAAGAAAATCCGAGAGTAAATATACTTGCGGCAGGACGTTATGGTGAATTGATACCACTATTAAATCCTGGTAAACAAATTACATTGTCATCTTCTCCTGTAGTAAGATTGATGCGTCAGAAATTAAAAGATTATTCTGACGATGATTTTATTCTTGCTATGGGTGATCCAGTTGCTATTGGTATCTCATGTATAATTGCTTCAGAAGTAAATAATGGAAAAGTAAATATACTTAAATGGGATAGAGAAAATAGTTGCTATTATAATGTAAACATAGATATGTATCAGAAAGGAGAAAGCAATGTCTAAAGAAACTTGGATATTTGACGAAGTTGAAAAACATAGTAAAAAGAAAAAACTTCCAAATGTAGGACTAGAAGTAGTTACTAAAATAGGAAACAAGTTGGTAGAAAAGAAAAAAAATCTTGCTAAAGAAGAAGATAAATTAAAAACTTTGAAAGCAGAGATTAGAGAAATAGAAGAACGAGAACTACCAGATGCTATGAGAGCGTGTAATGGAATGACACGTTTCGATTTAAAAGACGGTAGTCAAATAAAAGTCAAAGACGATATATTTTGTTCTATACCATTAGAAAAGAAATCACAAGCTTTAAAATGGTTAGAAGAAAATGGACATGCAGGACTAATTAAACACGATGTTAAAGTTAGTTTTGCAAAAGGTGAGTATGACGAAGCTGATAAGTTGATAAAGGTTCTTAATAAAAATTTTAAGAATATTCCTTATGACGAAAACAGCACTGTTCATTCTCAAACGCTGAAAGCTTTTGCTAAAGATCAATATAAATTAGGTGAGACCTTACCAGAGGATTTATTTAATGTATATGAAGCATCAATAGCAAAAGTAACACTTGGAAAGGAGAAATAAATGAGTGAAAAGCAAATAGTAAAAAAATCAAATTCAGAGATTGCTACAATAGCAGATGATTTGATTTTACAAAATGCTGGTAAAGGATTACAAAATATTAGTAATGATGATATTACTATTCCTAGACTAGCTATAATACAATCGGGTTCACCACAACGTAAGAAGAAAGATGAAAAATACATTGATGGTGCAGACGAGGGTATGATATTTAATACTGTTACAAACGATCTTTATAAAGACAGTTTAGAAGTTATACCTTGTGGATATAGAAAAACATATGTAGAGTGGGTACCAAGAGAAAAAGGTGGAGGTCTTGTAGCAGTACATGATTATAAGCCTGACGGTACTACTACTGATCCT